ACCCAGTGACAGGCTTGGGTGTTGCAGGACCTAACTTTGGTTTAGCTAATGGTGGAACAGCTAGAGCAGGAAAAACTCATTTAGTCGGAGAAAGAGGACCAGAACTATTTACACCGGGGGTTACAGGAACAGTTACACCAAATCATGCACTTGGAGGATCTACAAATATAGTGGTCAATGTGGATGCGTCAGGCTCTTCTGTTGAGGGAGATGAAGAAGGAGGTAGGCAATTAGGTAGTATTATTTCGGCTGCAATACAGGCCCAACTCATTCAAGAAAAACGACCTGGAGGTTTACTTTCATAATGGCTACTTTCCCATCAATCACACCAATATACGGACAGCAAAAAAGATCCGCACCAAATACTCGAACAGTTCGTTTTGCTGATGGTTATGAACATAGAATATTATTTGGGTTGGCTGCTCACCAAAACCCAAAAATATACTCACTTAAATTTGAAGTTTCAGAAACAGAAGCCGATGTTATAGAAGCATTTTTAGATAGCAGAGCAAATGATAGTGCCAGCTTTACTTTTACACCGCCAGGTGAGGGTATTTCAAAAACTGGAACTTATGCACAATCATCTTCTACTACAATAACTGTTAGCGTCACAAATCACGGTATTGCTATAGGTGAAACTGTAGCTCTTGATTTTACCTCTGGCTCTGCTACTGATGGTAGCTTTATTGTTGCTAGTGCTGCTGATCAAAATACATTTACTGTTACTGCCTCATCAAGCGGTACTAATAGTGGCAATGTAACTGTTACTGTCTCTGGTGCTGGTCAATATGTTTGCGAAAACTGGTCAAAATCTATACCATACAATAATAGAGCAACAATTCAAGCAACATTTAGAGAGGTGTTTGAACCATGAGCAGTAGTGTTGTTAGTGATATTCAATCAATAAATCCCTCATCTATTATTGAATTATTTACACTTACTACAACTACCGCCTTACATGGATCGGCCACAACATACAGGTTTCATGCTGGTTCAAGTTTAAATTCCAATGGTGAGATCGTATGGGCTGGTAATACTTATCAAAGATTTCCTGTACAAGCAGAAGGCTTTGCATATCAAAAAGGCCAGATACCAAGACCAACTTTAACTCTTAGCAATGCTCTTGGAACTATTACTTCAATTCTTCTCACTGTAAACCAAACGACAACTGGTAATGATTTAACGGGTGCAACGGTTACAAGAATAAGAACACTTGCAAAATTTATTGATGCTGTTAACTTTGCTGGAGGAGTAAATCCTTATGGCACACCAGATCCAAATGCTGAGTTTCCTCAAGAAATATATTTTATTGATAGAAAAACTCAAGAAACAAGAGATATAGTTGTTTTTGAATTAGCTGCTCCTTTTGATTTGGTTGGTGTTCGTGCACCAAAAAGACAATGCACAAGAGCACAATTTCCAAGTATTGGTCGAATAACAGTATGAGTTGGAAAGATATTGCATTGGCTCATGCCAAAGAACAAGACCCAAAAGAATCTTGTGGTTTATTAATAGAGATAAATGGAAAAGAAAAATATTACCCTTGTAAAAATTTATCAAATTGGGCAAATCAATGTTTTATTATTGACCCCGTTGATTATGCGAAAGCAGAAGATTCTGGCAAAATATTAGCTGTAATACATAGCCATCCAACAACGCAACCAATAGCAAGCCAGGCAGATATGATAAGTTGCGAAGATTCAAATTTACCGTGGCATATAGTAAACCCGAAAACAGAACAATGGGGTTATTATCAGCCAAGTGGTTATAAACCGCCTTTAGTTGGTAGGCATTGGGTTTGGGGTGTTACTGATTGTTTAAGTTTAGTCACTGATTGGTATTTAGAAGAAAGAGGAATTGTTATAAATAAAGCAACAAGACCTTTAACACCTGGAGAATTTATTGAAAACCCAAGATCAAAAGAAGATGGTGATTTTAATAATTACTTACTTAACTCAGGATTTCGTTTATTAGAACCAAATGAAAAATTAGAAAATGGCGATGTTTTAGCAATGAGTATTTTAACGAAAGGTCTAAATCATGTAGGCATTTTTTTAGATGGTGATATTTTCCATCATTTAGCAGATAGAATAAGTTGTAGAGAACCATATAATGAATGGCTTTTGAAATCTACAGGAGGCAGGTATCGTTATGTTGCGTAAAATAAAATTATATGGAGAACTTGCAAAGGTAACAGGCCATAAGGAATTAGAAGCGTGTGTAAATACAACAGCCCAAGCTGTAAGTTTTCTTGTTAATAATTTTCCGGAATTAGAAAGCCATATGGCAGATAAATATTATCAAGTGTTATTAGATAGAGAAGAAGAAGTAGATATTGAAGAATTGCATTTTCCAGTGGGTAAATCTGATATAAAATTTGTCCCTGTTATATCTGGTTCTGGTGGCTTGGGTAAAGCTTTATTTGGTGGTCTTTTGATCGCTGTAAGTTTTGGTGCTTTTGGTGCTTTTGGTGCTGGTGCAATAAATTTAGCTGGCGGTGGATTTGCTGCTGCAGGTTTTGGTGCAAAAGCAGTTTTTGGTATAGGTGCTTCATTAGTCTTGGGCGGTGTAAGTCAAATGTTATTTCCTTTACCAAAAATGCCTCAATTTAGTTCTGAGCAAGATCCAAGATTGTCTTTTAGCTTTGGTGGGATACAACAAACAAGTCGTGCTGGTACGCCAGTTCCTTTAGTATATGGCGAAATTTTTACTGGTTCAGTTGTTATTAGTGGTGGTATAGATACAGAACAGGTACAAGTATGACCGATAGAAGAAAAATTATTCGTGGTTCTAAAGGTGGTGGTGGTCAACCCGCTCCACCCCCTCAACCTACAAGAACACCTGATACTTTACACAGTAAACAGTTTGCAACATTTTTAGATTTAATTTCTGAAGGTGAAATAGAAGGAAGTGCATCTGCGTCAAAAGAAGGTATTACAGATAAAAATTCTGCGGCATATAGAAATGCCTATCTTAAAGATGTATTTTTAAATAATACCCCAATATTACAAGCGTCAGCATCATCATCTAGTCCAGCAGAAAATGATTTCAATTTTCAAAATGTTACTTTCAATTCAAGATTCGGTACAGCAGATCAACCAAAAATTGATGGGATTGAAGGTTCTTCTTCAGTAACACCTGTAGGTGTAACAGTCACCCAATCTTCACCAGTAACAAGACAAGTTGTAAATACGGATGTTGATCGGGTAAAACTAACAATTACGTTTCCACAGATACAAATAGCAACAGATACAGGAGATTTGTTGGGTGATACTGTTGAATTTAAAATTTCTGTCCAATATAATTCTGGTGGTTTTACTGACGTTCATACAGATACCGTTACTGGAAGAACTGCTGATACATATCAGAAAGATTTTTCAATAAAAATAACTGGTTCATTTCCTGTTGATATTAGAGTCACAAGAATTACAGAAGATAGTACAACTAGCAGTACAATAAATTCTTTTCAATGGACAAGCTTAACAGAAATAATTGATGATGCTTCTACTTATGCTAACTCTGCCTACAACTCAATAAGACTAGATTCACAACAGTTTAGTTCAATACCATCAAGAAAATTTAGGATTCGTGGAATAAAAGTAAGAATACCTGGGGCTGGTGCATCTAGCTCTGGGACTCCAACTGTTGATTTACAAACAGGAAGAATACAATATCCTACTGGTTATATTTTTAATGGTGTAATGGGTGCTGCTGTCTGGACCTCATGTCCAGCAATGATTCTATTAGACCTTTTAACAAATACAAGATATGGTTTTGGCGATCATATAACAGACAGTAATCTTGATTTATTTTCTTTTGTTACCGCCAGCAAATATGCAAATACTCTTGTAGATAATGGTTTAGGTGGGCAAGAAGCTCGTTTTAGCTGCAACGTGAATATTCAATCATCTGCTGAAGCATTTGACCTAATAAATGAATTAGCTGGAGTTATGAGATGTATGCCTATTTTTTCTGCTGGTACAATAACTATTACCCAAGATTCACCAAAAGATGCAAGTTATCTTTTCAATCTTAGTAATGTCACACCAGAAGGTTTTAGTTATTCGGGAAGTAGTTTAAAACAAAGACATACTGCTGTTGCTGTTTCATACTTTAATATGGATAGCCAAGATGTAGATTTTGAAGTTGTAGAAGATAGTACTGCACAAAGTAAGTTTGGAATTATAACAAAACAAGTAAAGGCATTTGCCTGTACCTCAAGAGGACAAGCTGCAAGATTAGGTAGAGCAATATTATTCGCAGAGCAAAATGAATCAGAAATAGTAAGTTTTTCAACTTCTATAGATGCTGGTGTAGTAGTGAGACCTGGTGCAATTATTGATATAAACGACCCAGTTCGAGCAGGTGTGAGAAGAGGTGGAAAATTATCTGCTGTTGCTTCAACAACAGTTATGACTATTGATGATGCTAATGCTTCTGATTTAGCAACAACAAATTCTCCAAAATTTAGTGTTGTTTTACCAAATGGAACTGTTGAGACTAAAGATGTTTCGAGTATTAGTTCTGCTGGCGTTGTTACTGTAAGTTCTGCTTTCTCTCAAACACCAAATGTTAATACTGTTTGGCTTTTATCAAATACAACAGTAGAACCACAGAAATTTAGAGTAATAAGTGTTGAAGAACAAGATGGTATTAATTATTTAATTACAGCACTTTCTTATGCCCCTGGTAAATATGCTTTCATTGAAGATGGCACTGCTTTACCAGATAGAAGCGTTAGTCTTTTAAATGAACTGACACCACCACCATCTAACCTTTCAGCCGTAGAAACTATTGTCCCAATAAATAATCAAGCTGTTTCAAAAATTATTATTAGTTGGCAACCAATAGTGGGTGTTATTGAATATCAAGTAAACTACCGTTATAACAACGGAAATTTTGTTTCTGAAAAAGTTTCAAGACCAGATTTTGAAATATTAAATAGTCAACTCGGTACATACGAGATACAAGTTTTTAGCTATAACATTCAAGGGCAACTTTCTGCCACATCTAATGATTTAAACTTTATTGCTGTAGGTAAAACAGCCCTCCCCGAAGATCCAACAGGATTAACAAGTGAACCCGTTTCAGAACTATTTATAAGATTACGTTTTAACCCTGCAACCGACATTGACGTGACCCACGGAGGGGCAATTTCCGTGAGGCATACAACAGATACAACTGGAGCGGCTACATTTGCTAATTCAGTTGAAATAATCCCAAAATTATCAGGAAATATTAGCGAAACACTAGTACCAGCACTTACCGGAACTTACAGTATTAAATTTATTGACGATGGAGGTCGCAGATCAGCAAATGCAGCAAAAATTATTGTTACAAAACCAGACGCACAACCAAATCAAATAATTACAACTAAAAGAGAAGATCAAACAAGTCCACCTTTTAACGGAACAAGACTAAGGACTGTTTTTAGTGATGAATTTAGTGGCTTAGTTATAGATGGAACCGAGTTATTCGATAATGTTGATAATGTTGGAGCTAGTCCTACTGATGGGATTCCTAATTTTGATTTCTTAACAGGTGGTATTGCACAGCAAGGTTTTTATACATTTGTCGATGATTTAGATTTAGGTGCAGTTTTTAATCTATCTCTTGAAAGACATTTTAAAACGGCAGCTATTATTGTTTCTGACCTATGGGATTTTAGACTAACATTAGTTGATGATATGCCAGATTGGGATGGAACTCTTGCCGAGGAAGTTGGAGCAAAATTACAGGTTGCAACTTGTCAGGGAGTGCCTACTTCATCACAAGCATCAACTTATAGTCAATCACAAGATTTAATTACCATAACAAGATCATCTCATGGGATGTCTGTTAATGATCAGGTTTTAGTAGATTTTACAAATGGAACTGCGTCTGATGGTTTTTTAAAAGTTACATCTGTAACTAATGCCAATATTTTTGTAGCAGAGGCCGTCAGAACAATAGCTGAATATGCTATTACTAACCCTGCAACAGGTGAAATAAGATTTTTTACAGAAGGTAATCATGGAGGTTTGGCTGTAGGAGATACAGTCAAATTAGTTACATTAACAGGTAAGTTGATTTCTGGTAATTATGTTGTAGGTAATACGTTTCCTTTTAACACCGTTTCTATAACAACAACAGCTAATAATTTAGTAACAGAGGGTAGTCTTGAATTTATTAAAATTAAAGATAGTTCTGGAAATAATGTAACTACTAGCGGAAACTGTAATATTTCAAGTGCTTTTAGTCCTTTTAACATATTTGCTAATGGTGAATATAGTGCAAGGGGTTTTAGATTTAGGGCTGAATTATTTTCAAATGATCCTGACCAAAATATAGAAATAGATGAGCTAGGTTATACGGCAAGTATGAAAAGAAGAACCGAAACTGTCAATACTGCTATAGCTAGTAATTGTGCTACGAGCAGTTCTGCAAAGACAGTGACATTTGGAAATAGTTTTTTCACAGGTACTTCTGCAATAAATTCTTCAACCACAGCATTTCTTCCAACAATAGGAATTACCCTGGAAGGTGCTGTTTCTGGTGATTATTTTAAAATTACATCTGTTACAGGAACACAATTTGTTATCGAAACAAGAGATGGGAGTAACAACTTTAAAGATTTAAATTTTAAATATACTGCTATTGGATTTGGTAAAGGTGTCTAATTTATGTTGATAAGCTATCCTATAATTATATAAAAAGATAATCTAATGACTGCTAATCAAAATGATTTTGTAATTGATAATGGAACAGGCTTTGCCGTAAGAACTGATATTCAAGATGCTTTGCAAGCTTTAGCTGGTAACAGTAGTGGAGATACAGAACCTTCTGTTAAATATAGTTATCAATGGTGGGCTGATACAGGAAGTACGCCACCAGTAATGAAATTAAGAAATAGCAGTAATGATGGATGGATTACTTTATTTGAACTTGATGGAACTATAACTCTTGAAGATGGTTCTTCGTCATCTCCTGGATTGGCCTTTAGATCAGACACTAATACTGGTTTAGCTAGATTAGGTACAGATAAAATGGCATTAATAACTGGCGGTATAAATAGGTTAGTCATTGATGCAAATGGGTTAATTGGTTTAAATGTTGACGATCCAACGGCATTTAGTAGTGATGCTAATAATTTAGTCATGGCTGGTAATGCTGCTACTGGTATTACAATTCAAAGTTCAACGACAACAACTGGAAATCTTTTCTTTGCAGATGGAACATCAGGCGATCAAAGATTTAGGGGCTATGTAATATATGATCACAACGCTGATAAATTACTTTTTGGATCGCAGGGCGTAATAGTTATGTCTGCACAACGTAGAATTGCAGACTTTGATCAAGTTAGAGTTGGTATAGGTCATGACGCTGCAGTTGCACCTCTTCATGTAAAAACGGAAGGGGAAACAATGATAAAACTAGAAACTACAGATAATCCTAACAGTTATGTGCATTTCGTAAACACTGGTGGAGATGGTGGATTTATTGGTTATGAACATATAAGTTCAAACGCAGCAGGTCAGAAAGACAACCTGGTCTTTTATGCAGATAACGCAAGTAGTAATGCAGCTAAATTCATGCAATTAAATTCATTTCATCTAGAAATGATGAATGGTGCGAATATAAGACTCCCTAACGGTTCTGGTATTGATTTTAGTCTCACTGCTGGTACAGGTTCAAGTGAACTATTCGATGACTATGAAGAGGGCGGTTGGAGTGGCTTATTAAATGGTGGAAACTTTACTGCAACTCAACAATATTTTAGATACACAAAAGTTGGTAGAATGGTTTTAATAAGTGGGGAACTATCAAGTTTTTCATCTAATACTAATTCTTCAAATATTGAAATGACAGGTGCACCTTACGCAACTGAAACTGGTTGTTCACATATAGGTGCAATAAACACTACTAAATTAAATAAATATTCTGGTTACACTAACCCACAAGCTGCAAGAATAGAAGAAGGAACTACAAGAGTAGTATTTATGTATGGAGGGGAAAATGGAAATACAAGATTTGCTGTTCGTTATGGGGATTTGAATGATACCAGTGCAGTTATACAATTTACAATTCCATACATGACAGCTTGATAGACCGCAGCTAAGTCTTTAAACTAAGCCTAAACCTGTTTTAATCGGAGATTAATCCTAATGGCACTGACCGAATCAACTGAGTACGACAAAGTAGAAGTAGTTGGCGAGTATTGTATTGTACAAGTAAGAAAAAAATTATCGGTAAAAAAAGATGGAGTGGTGATTGCAAGCACCTTCCACCGATATAGTTTGGACTGTGGCACTCTTGATAGTTCTGATAATCTAGTAGAGAATCCACTTGATAAAGAAGCTGATGGAGTAACTGCAATACCTGACAAAGTAAAAAATATTTGTAATAGTGTATGGACTACTGATGTTAAAGCTGCCTGGAAAGCTAAACTAATAGCAAGTAAACTACCAGAAGGTCCAACTTTAGAATCATGAATATGAAAAACCAAAAACGAATCGACCAATTAAAACTCGAAGCACAGGTAGCAGTTGATGAATACAATAAAATTCAAGAAAAAATTCAAGAATTTATTGTAATGCGTGATGGTTTAAAAATGAAGGCATTTAGTTGCGATGAAAGAATAAAAGAATTGCAACTACTTGAAGAAGAGCCTAAAAAAACCGAAACAGTTAATTAATTTTTTCTATTTGTCTAGTCATTATCCCACCTATCAGATACAAAGGTCCAAGGGTGGGAATTATTATCAACATTGATATAATAAGACCATGACTAATTGCCCTGATTATTGCCTGTTGAATCATGTTTCAAAAAATAGCTAATGTTTTAAGTATTATCTCATTTATAATGGTAGCTTCTATGAGTGGTGGAACGTATTTTGCGTACAAATATGTAACATCAGAACAATTCAAATCAAGAGTTATGAATGAGATACTTGATAACGTCTCTGGAATGATGCCCAAAGTATTAGATAACGCTTTACCAGAAGTAACAGGACCATCAATAAAGATTCCTGACAAAATATGAATCCAACTGATTGTTTTTCAGAAGTTAAAACAAAGTCGAATGAATTAGCAGCATATCTTGAAGATTTAATATCTTCTCGGAATCTATCTTGGGATAAACACTTTGGATTTGATGTAGTTTTTCTTGATAGTTCTTGGATTCAAAAAGAATTAGCGTTAAAAGAAATCAACGAACTCCATCGGATTAGACAGATAGGATTATTAAAAGTTTCAAGTAAATATTGTTATCATTGGCACGTGGATGGTTTTAGACAGTCTTGTATTAATAGTTTAATTAGCAAAGACCATTATAGTTACACGCTTTTCGGAGAATATAAAGATGAATATTATCACAATAATCTTATAGAGCTAAAATATAAGCCCTATACATATTATTTATTTAATAACCAAAGAAATCACACAGTATTAAACTTGGACAATAAAGATCGTTATCTATTCTCGCTTTATTTTGAAGAAGAGACATCTTATGAAATTTTGCGAGACAAACTAAAAAGTATTTTAATTAACAAATGAACTGTTGGCACTGTAAAACTGAACTAATTTGGGGTGGAGATCATAGTATGGATGAAGAGGATTATCCTTGTTCATCTGCTGAATATAGTATGGTAACTAACCTTTCCTGTCCTAAATGTTATTCCCATGTAGAAGTTTATCTTCCTAGAAATGCCTACGATTGAAATACCTGATATAAGTATTCCTGAGATATACATTCCAGACGTTCCAGAAATCTATACTCCTCATTATCTAACTATTACAAAGCCTCCTGATATTGATGTTCCTGGTTGTACTTATCAACATCGTGATATAAAAAATACTGGTAATCGTAATTTATTATTGGAAGATCCCAATGGT